AAGAAAAGGTGAGGTAATTGTCGTTACGGCTGAAACAGGTTGTGGCAAAACTACATGGTGCGTTAATCTAGCTGTGAACTTGGTTAATAGAGGTAAGAATGTATGGATCAATAGCTATGAAATGAATCCGAAAACTATACATAGAAAAATAGCTTCAATAGTCCTTGAAAAGAACCTGAAAATTAGAGCATTCACGGAGAAAGAGAAAAACGAATATAAAGAATGGGCAGCACCAAAGGGCTTACACATCAACCAAGGCAATGAAGGATCAGACATAGACACATTAAGAGCAGACATAGAAATAGCCTCTCTAGCATATGGCATAGAGTACGTGATCGTTGACCACCTAGACTACATACAGTCGCCAAAAGCAAAAAATGTTACGGAAAGTATAGACGATTGCATGAGAAAATTGCACTCAATAGCTATGGAATTTAATGTAGGCATAATTCTTGTAGCCCATATAAAGCAAGTCCAAGGAGCAATCAGAGCCATCACCCTAAACGATCTAAAAGGTAGCGCATCCATCAAACAATATCCAGATGCCATAATCATACTCCACAGGATGGATGTCCTAGATATTTCACAGAAAAACAAAGTACAGCTGAGTGTAGTTAAAAACAGATTGCTAGGTAAGCAATTCACAATAAACCTAAACTACAATCCAGTAAGCGATTCATTCACACAAACACCTGCAGGGTATTAACATGATAGAAATTATAGAAGCAAGGCATATCGATAAGGGTGTGCTACAATCAGTAGTCTCAGTAAAAATCACCAACTGGGGAAACTTCATAATAAAAGAGCTCACAGTATGGAAGAAAGATAATGGCGCACGATGGATCAACTTCCCCAACCGAACCTATGATAAGGATGGAGTCAAAAAGCATATGCCTCTCATGGAGTTCGAAGATCAAGCAGTAAAAAAACTGTTTGAGGAGGAATTCTTCAAGGTTTATGATAAATATTTGGTTCAATACCCTAAAACTGCTCAAACTACGCTAGATAAACCTACGTGGGGACTAGGCAAAAACGTACAAGAAGAGATCCCATTCTGATGATCCTTTGGCAGAAAGTCTTAGAGTTGAAAACCGTCAGCGAGGCAAACTCCTCTGAACACTGGCGAGCTAAACACAAAAGACATGTAATCCAAAGGAATTTTATTAGGGCCGTCTTCATGCAAGATAGGCCCGAAATAACTCTTCCTTGCAAAATTGTCCTAACTAGAGTCTCACCAAGATCGCTAGATACAGACAATCTGCCCTGCGCATTTAAGTGGATTAGAGATGCAATCGCTGATCTAATAATACCAGGGTTAGCTCCAGGAAGAGCAGATGGTGATGAGCTAATAGAATGGGTGTACGAACAAGAGAAACAATCTCAAAGATGCACTAAAATCACTATATTAACCAGATGTGAATAAATGGCTAGACCTAAAGCAGAAGTAGACGAAAAGATGGTGGTTAATCTAGCAGAATTATGCCCTACTAATGAAGAAATTGCTGTTATGTTGGGAATAAGTGAAGATACATTGTCTAGACGTTTTGCGGAAGCGATAAAAAAGGGTAGAATGAAAGGAATGTGCTCTCTACGTAGGCTACAATGGCAATCAGCATGTCAAGGCAGTATACCTATGCAGATCTGGCTTGGCAAACAAATGCTAGGTCAAAGGGATAAGAATACTGATGAAATCAGAGAGGGTGCTAATACATATGTCTTCAATGGGGTGAGATTCTAATGCCCACGATCGAAGTTAATATCAATTATAAGCCTAGAGATTATCAAGAAACATTCGAAAGAGCCATGTTAGATGGTAAGAAACGCGCTCTATTAGTATGGCATCGACGAGCTGGCAAGGATGTAGCTACGCTAAACTTCATGGTCAATGAGATGCTGAAGACTGTGGGCACCTACTACTATTTCTTCCCTACATTTAGGCAGGCGAGAGCAGTGATATGGGATGGCATCGATGAAGATGGGAAGCGACTAATTGAGGCATTCCCTAAGAACTTTGTGGATGGCAAGCCCAACGAAACACAGATGAAGATAAAGCTAATCAATGGATCGATTTTTCAACTTATTGGTACTGATAACTACGATGCTGTGGCTGGCACTAATCCTGTTGGTTGTGTATTCAGCGAGTACAGTTTACAAGATCCTACAGTTTGGACGCTCATTGTAAGTCCTATCTTGGTAAAAAATGGTGGATGGGCAGTATTCAATGGAACGCCTAGGGGTAAGAATCATCAGTACGAGCTAGACCAGGTCGCTAGAGAGAATCCTGAAAAGTGGTTCTATCAGAGACTAACAATAGACGACACCAAGCTAATACCTATTGAGGCTATAGAGCAAGAGCGCAAGGAAGGTAAGAGCGAAGAGATCATACAGCAGGAGTACTATTGTAGCTACGATAGAGGTGTTGAGGGCTCTTACTATGGCAGGCTCTTAGACCAGGTGCGAAAGGACCAACGTGTTGGGAAAGTTCCCTACGAACCGCGCTCCCAGGTTAATACTTACTGGGACATAGGCTATGGCGACAGCACTTCTATCATTTTTGCCCAGCAGGTTGGCACTGAGTTTAGGATTATCGACTACTACGAAGCGCATGGTGAAGGGTTATCACACTATATTAAGCTGCTGCAGAACAAGCCATATGTCTATGGAACGCACTTCTTTCCTCACGATGCTGGATCAGGAAGCATACAGACTGGTAAGACCTTGCAACAGGTTGCTGCAGAATTAGGATTAAGGACTACAGTGCTCAAGCGTGACGACTTAGAGATTGGTATCGAAGCGGCACGAACGCTACTAAACGTTTGTTACTTTGATGAGGTACGTTGCGTTATGTTACTCAAATGTCTGGAGAGCTACCACAAGAAATTCAACGACAAGATGCATTGTTATAGTGATACCCCTGTGCATGATTGGTCTTCGCATGGTGCTGATGCCTTCAGGTATTGTGCCATGGCTAGGCAGAGCTACTCACAGGGATCAGGAACTCTAACACCAGATAAGATCAAAGAAATGCGGCAACGTAACCTGGGGTATTGATGTCAGAAGATACGATAAGCAAGTGTTGGGAAGAAATAGAGTGGATCCGTAGCCACATCAGGATTCTGACTAGGCAAAAGGAGTGGCAGGACATTAGCTCCGCTGCCTTGCAGTCTGAAATAGACAGACAAAACATTGTTTTGAATAGGTTGGTAGAAGAAATGAGAAAACTCAAGTCGGAGTGTTGATAATGATGAGTGCGATAATTGATATTAGCGAAGTCAACGTTGATGTTCCACAACCGCAGCAGGTCATTGAGAATCTGGAGTATGAATTGGGCATCGCACGACGACAAGTAGAGCAGATAGAGAATATATTAAAAGTTTTGAAGGGTAAGTTATGACACCAAACATTAGCACGATCAAGATGTACATACGTGATGCGGAATCAAAAAGGGATCTTCTCCTATTTGATATCAAGTCATATGAGAGGAGGATAAGTAATGCGCATACCGAAATAGCCACCATGGACTTGTTGATAGACAAGTACAACGAAGCGATAAAAATTTTAGAGGTGAGTTCCTAATGCATAAGAAGATCATGAAGAAGGCAGCTAAGGCATTGGATAAGGATGCCAAGCATTATGCTGTTGAGGCTAAGCATGCCAAGACTAAGACCAAAGCAAAGCATGAGAAAATAGAGATGAAAGAGGCTAAATCAGCAGCGAAGGATATGAGTAGCAGAGCTAAGAAGGCTCACGAGTATTGATAAAACCCTCAAGAGCTTTTTTAAGGCCCCTGAGGTAAAGCAGGAAGACTATTATGAACAACACATGAAGGCTTGTTGTCTATGGACAAGATAATTTTTACCGAGTACCTTGTCAACTAAATAATTCCTTTAGGAAGGTGCAATGATGAGATGGGAAGACATGTTTGAGTTTAAAAAGTACAAATGCCCGTCAAATGAGTTGGAATATACGGCTTTAGTAGCTAAAAAGGGTTACAGAAAAGATTGCATCAAGCTAGCATTCAATCTGACTGATGAAGACATGGAGGTGCCCTTAGACAGGTGTGACAAGGCTGTCGGAGAATCTTACCAGGTAGTGAGGACTAAATGACTTGGCCAACGAGCAACCCAGTATCTAGAGAGCTGGACGATTTTTGGAAAGAGAGCCAATCCTTGTGGCAACAGTGGTGGTTCGAAGCCGACTTAGACACCAAAATGGCTACTGGGCAGCAGGACTATTGGAATTCTTTCTATAATGTAAATTATCGCAATCAGAAAGTGCTGATGTTCAACAAGATATTGCGGATCATCAACATGATAGGCGGATATCAGCGTAAGAATAGGCTAGCATCTGTTGTGTACCCCTCGGATAACGACCAAGACATGGGACAGACAGCTGAGCAACTGACTAAGGTGCTGAGTTGGGTATATAGACAGGACAATACGTATGAAAAGATATCCGAATGCTTCGACGGCTCTAATATTTGTGGCCTCAACCTTTTGCATGTTTGGGTTGATCATAGGGAAGACCCAGAAAATGGAGCGATCCGAACGGAGAGGATACCATTTAACGCCTTTCTGATGGATAACTACTGGACTAAGCAGGATTTAAGTGACTGTGATCGCATATGGACGAGGAGATACATCACCAAGAGGCAATTGCAGAGCATATTTCCTAAGATTGATAAGGACATACCGGCTTTGGGTAGTGGATATGCTGCGAAGGATGGTAAATTTCAGTTCTTGGCGCAGAATTGGTATCAATATCAGGAGCAGATGTATGCTTATGATGAGTATTGGGTAAGGGACTACAAGAAAAAGAAGAAGATCCTCGATAAATCTACCGGTGAAGTGGTTGATTGGAACGGAACGAGAGATCAGTTTCAGATGTTTAGGTCAATCAACCCTAACATTGAGCTAATCACGGCTCATGTTCCTACGATAAAGCTGAATGTTTTGGTCAATAACCACCTGATGTACGAGGAAGTCTCGCCTTGGGGCCTTGATAGATTTCCCTTCGTTCCATTTATCTGCTATCACTTCCCAGAGGTGCAGAACTATGCATATAGGTACCAGGGAGTAGTCCGTAATATTCGTGATTCTCAGATAGAGCTAAACAGGCGTCGCAACAGACTGTTAGATATCCTTGATGCACAGGTGCAAAGTGGTTTCATGGTCAAAGAAGATGCTTTGGTAAACCCGGAGGATGCATTCTTCCAAGGACCTGGCAAGGTTCTCTACTTCAAGAATAGCGCCAATTTAGCTACTGATGTGGCGCCAATCCCAGCACCTCCTGTAGCACAAGGATGGCCTGAGCTTATTCAGACTTTAGACAATGAGATAATGTCCATTGTTGGCACTCCTGAAGAGCTGTTCGGTGAGGACATGAATGGTAATGATGATTCTGGCATCATGATGCAGCTGAAGATGGGCGCCGGATTAGTGTCATTGCAAAACATCTTTGACCGTCTAAACTATAGCCAGAAGTCACTAAGTGACATCGCGGTGCAGTTGATCCAGAATAATTTCTCACCTGGGAAAGTGGCTCAGATAATTGGTGAGCAGCCATCACCAGAGTTTAGCCAAGAGTGGTTGACTAAGTATCATTCAGTGGTTGAAGAAGCAGCCCTTACAGACACACAGAGACAGCTTCAGTTTAAGCAGGCAATATATCTTAAGGGTATTGGCATTCCTATATCAAATGAATACCTTATCCAGAAGTCTACGTTGCAAGGGAAGAAGGGAATCATAGAAGACGTCAATCGTCAGGACCAACAGCAACAGCAGATGCAACAAGCAGCAGCTATGCAAGAGTTGAGGCAGGGAGAAATACTCACTAGATCTATTGAGGCTAAAGCTCAAAGTGACTTCGCTAAGGCTACAGAATCAAAGGCTAGGGCATTCTATGAAGTATCTAAGGCTAAGGAAGTAGCTAGTAAGAGCCAGCAGGACCGTGCAGCAGGCACCTTAGCACAAGTCAAAGCCTTGAAAGAGCTTAGGGATATGGATTCTAATCACCTGATCACCTTGGCTAACTTTGTCCAGAGTATTCAAGATCGCGAGCAAGCAATGGCAGAAGGTGAAGAGGTTGATTCAGAGAATAAGACCTCTGGACTATCTTCAGGGAGTGATGAAGCTGAACAGAAGACTAGGCCCTCACCTGCACAACAACCACAAGGGCAATCAAATTTGTCTCAAGCCATGTCGCCACAGATGTAAAAACATTTGAAAGTTTTTGCAAAAATATATATCGTGGGCCTTAAATAATTTATGGATAGGTAAATGATAATGGGGTATCGGCAAAATGGTGTGCGTGGAGGCAAATGCTACGTATGTGGTAAGCATTGCGAAACGATGTTGAAGATAAATTGCCTGGTATATGTTTGTGATCTGCATTATGAGGACTTCATAAGCACCATATACGAGTTGAAAGTAGGCTCATGCAGTGATAAGTCTACGATTGTCAAGGAAGAGGAACATGTCACCGCCTAAGAAATATGATATGAGCATATATTCATGCCCCGCGGCCTTACTATGGACAGAGAAAGAGAAATCCGATCCAGAAAAGAGAAGATGTCATGCCTGTCAAAAGGTGTGCGATGTTGTGGTTCACCGATATTTCACTACGAAAGGTGTAAATAATTATTGCAGTGTAGAGTGTTTTGAGAATGATTGAGGAAGATATGGGGAAGATTGTGCCTATCAGAGACTTGAGGAATGAGATCATAGGTCTGGCCAAAATGGAAGGTATGTGCTGCCGAGAGCTTACATCAGAGCTACTAGCCTTGGTATTCGAGCTAGTAATATGGGAATGTGATGGCGAGAAAGAGCCCATTACCCGTTTCATAGATGGATTACCAGATATTCTAAAATATTTGTTGAACAGCAAAGAGCTAGAAGCATGGGTGCATGGATAAGTATTGAGGATAGTTTGCCAGACTTTGAAGAAGTAATCCTGTTCACAGACGGATGTAAGGTCGCTATTGGTGAGTACAACTCCAGTAATCAAAACGAATATCATCATCTATCAGGACTAAATGTGGACGATGAATGCTTCAATGATATATCAAGAAATAGCTGTTGTTTTAGGGTTGACTATTGTGCGTGGGGTATCGACGTAGATCATATCACCCATTGGATGCCATTACCTGAACTGCCTAAGGTGAAAGATAAGTTCTGCCCATGCTGCAAGAATGAAGTGGTAGCGTGTCTATGTCTATAGATAAAATCAGTAATCTGCTAGGAGCATGCCGTCGGTGCTGTTCTATGATAATAAATATATTGCATGACATAAATAAATTGAATAGAGATGCCAGAATGACGCCAATGATTCAGAATGTTGAGAGGTTGTCGAGCGACATTGAGAAGTTAATGGTGAAAGATGAGCCTACAATTTATCCGCTAGAGGGTGACAGATGGAGATTGACCAAAGATGAGTGAGTGGATAAGCGTTGAGGATAGGTTGCCTGAGATAGTGTGTAAGGATAATACATCAGATTTTGTTTTGGTAAAATGCAAAGGCACTCAACACAAGCCCTTCATAGCCTGGTATGATAAGAGGGGGTTTTGGTCATCAAGTTGTAATGAGTGTGGTAGTTGTATAGTGCATTGGATGTCGTTGCCAGAATCTCTTGAGGTGAAAGATGAATTGTTAAGAGACAAATAATTAATATATAATTTTGTCAAGTCTCTACAATACATTGTGAGAGGTGTATTAATCTTAATAAATGGTCGATGCCCTCACAAGACTTATAGGGCACTTGAAAAGCAACATAACATATATTATCAGACACTACTAAGAAATATGGTTAAGATTATATGAAAGATTACAACTTTGCTAATTTAGTAGAAAGAGACGAGTTCAAGAGATTTCTACTAAGACACGATGAACACCTGGTAAATATATTATGGTTCTTGGAAAATTTAGAGAAATTACAAGACGAAGCTCGATCATGGGATAGTGACAAGGAATTGGAGGACAACCTTACCAATATAGAGAATAGATTGACTAATGAAGTGGGAGTTCGTGTGGCTACGCTTTACATGCATTTAAGACCTTAATATAGAAAATGAAATACCCTGACATGATGATAGGGGTAACCAAATGGGGAAAGAATCAAGATGGGTAAGTGGATCAGCATTAAAGAAAGGTTGCCACTTTATCAGGGAAGTAGAGAGCATTCATTTGTGTTAGCTTTTCATACGGTCTACGGTGTAGGTGTGGCTTGGTTTTGGGTGCTGGAAGATTTCCGTGAAGAGCTAGAAGAAGAATTTAAAGATAAATATTTATGCTCATGTCAGTTTATCAAGAAAAAACCTGACGGAAATTATTGTATAGATGATGACGATGACATAGATATATTTGTAAATAGTCCTCACTTTAGAAACTTGGGCACAATAACCCACTGGATGCCACTACCTAAACCTCCTGATAAAATGGAATTATATGAATGACTGGATATTAATGCCTAGGATGCAAGATGTGATAGTAAAATATACATTTATAGTTTAAATTGTGTTGCAATAAATAAGCTAACATGTTAGAGTCTTACCAGAATCTCACAGTAGAGACAGCTTGCAATACAAAAAACATTTTAGGTCCCAAATGACGGTACACACAAATAGATTTGGCATGAAGTGTGAGCAAGGAGTTTTGCTCTTATCTCAAGAAGATGTAAAGGCTAGGAAGCAAAGAGAGAGCTTAAGGGTGGGTAGCATTTGCACTGCTGTGTTTACCGCTGGATTAGCGACTCCATGGCCTCTAGTGGAAGCAGAGAAAGAGAAGCACATTAGAGATCTGAACATTTACCATTTCCCTGAGCTACCATACGCGAAATGCGTTCTACTACAGAAGAATGGCAGAGTAGAGTATCAAGGTAAGCTTTATCAGGATCCTATAGCAGCTAAGTTAGAAGAATGTGTCCATCGTCCTACCTATGATGCTGGTGCGGGGTCATGGGGCGGTGGATTAGAGTAATTGTTGAACGTAATAACACGGTAATATCATGATCACAGGTACTCTGTCACGCCACTCTGGAGTGGTATTTAATACCAAAGCAGACGTAAATATAAGAATAAAAAGGAATATTATTCTTGTGGTGGCCTGTATCGCCACGATACTGACGTGTGGCTTAGCTTCTCCATGGCTTGGAATTCACGTGTGGCAGGAGTGCCGGATCAAATATATAAACAGGCATGAATTTCCCAATTTCGGTTATGCCAAATGCTTGGAATTAGCGAATAAAGGGAAAACAGAGCATATGGGTGTAAAATACCGAACTAGAGAACGCGTCAAGGCTAAAGAAAAGAAGCAGATGGATTTAATGAAGGCTATGTCTGCCCCTGATGACAAGAGCACTCCTAAAGACAGGAAGTGGCATGATATTGGGGTTTGGGTAGGTGTAGCATTATTGATTGGTGTATTATCTGCAGGTTGTCTTCTTCTCCCTATAATCCTTCTGTAAAAAGATCAGGAGGGATGTAAAATCCTCCTGATAGTTCATAACAGCCTTATAGCATCAATCAGGCTGTCATTCGTGCTGCGAACCGCACTCATTTTCCACAATTCTATAAAAAAAGTCCAGTCCTTTCATATTTCCATTGTCCCTGTCTACCAATTCGTTACTTTTTGGTAGAAAATTGGTACCAATGCATCTTCATGTTGGAAAATTAGGTTGAAAAAAAAATATCTAGAGGAGGATGCTGTAAATTAAAATAGTCAATGAGGATTTTGCATGATATGCCCTATATGTGGTTCGTCTGTCATTGTCAAATTTGGGCACCGATCTTACAGATGTGGGACATGTGGATATGAATGGAACACTTCAGCCTAATTCTAGAAAGTCTATATGTACCAGGTGTAATGAGGAAAAATTATTATATGATTTTCCCAAAAATAGCAATGTCTGCACGGAATGCCGAAGGATGATGAGAAAGATATCCAGGGAAAAAGATCCGCTAGTCCATTGGGCCAGAAGAAATTCTTCGAATGGCTTCTTACGGTCATATAAAAAGTCTTAAAAGTCTGGAGATGATGCATGAATCAAAGTGAAATGCAGACATGCGCCAGAGTCCAACGATATTTCGACATACTCCAGCAACGCCATGATCAAGAAAGAAGCATGGATCAATGTGGTATGGCCATCGAACAAGAAATCCAGTATCTAATCAGGGAATTCCAAAAAATATTCAACGATATCGTGTATATCGATTCTTAGAAACTTCAAATTAAAAAATCATTGACTAACTTATCGTTCTACTGTACTCCTGGAGTGTAAAGAAAACTGTTTTCTTTGATACAGGAGGAGTTATGCACCATAAAAAAGAGCATCACCATAAGCATGGAAAACACCATGCTCACCATGCTCATCATGGCCATCACGAACATCATAGTACACACCATAGTGTACATGGCCATCATCATTCTCACCATTCTCACCATGCACATCATAGTGAACACGAACCACATGGCAATCCCGACAGGGGACCTCCAATGATGGAAGGCGCTCACCACTATGATAAAGGTTACCATTCGGATCATGAGATGTCTCATGGGGGTTTCCCAGAACATCACATGAGAGGTAATGCGTATCTCAAGCACCAGAATGAAATTTTGAGCAGAGATGCGAAGAAACTTTCTAGAGAAAAATTCACGAAGATAGCCTGATGACCGTGCACATTCAAGTGCCCTATGAAACATCTGGGCAAGAACTAGGTGAAACTAGAGAGGCGATGACCAGAGGGTTGATGAAGAAGATAGAAAATATCATCAACAGCAAACCTTTTAGGGGTGAATCGTACTACATCTGTGTTCACGCTAAACCCAATTGGCAAAACCCCAGAGAGATACGACAAGTAATCATGATCATGGCTCAAAAACCACCTATGATGCTGTCGTGCATGCTTTTTGGAGTAAACCCAGAAGAAGGGAAGCTAACTTTAGAATGGGCATTGCCAGGAGATTGGCCAACGTGGTCAGTAGGAGGCAAAAATGAGCCTGTTCCAGAGACAATAGCATCAATAAACAAAGCGGGAATTAGATACCACTACGATGACTTATTGCCATCATAGTAAAGTGCCGCCGACTTATGGGCGTAAAAATATTAGGGCGTATAGCGCTGTCGCCTAGCGTAGGAGGAATATGACACAAGAAATAGAAGAAGTGCAGGAAATAGAACCTGTACAGGATCAGCAAGAAATACAAGTCGAATCTTCTGAAGAGGTATCCCAACAAACTCAGAAGAATGATGCCGATCGCAACTGGGAACAAGTCAGACAGGTTCTTCAATTTCAGAAACAGAAGATTGAAGAACTTGAATCTAGAGTAGGGCAAAAAAATGCCCCTGCTGAAGAGCCTGATGAGTTTTCAGAGCTAGACCCTGGGGATTATTTAACTGTTGGTCAGGCTAAAGCTTTAGCCCAGAAACTAGCGGCTAAAACCGCTAAAGAAGAAGCATCCAGGTTAATGGATGACTACATGACACAACAGAAGATACAGGTAGATGAACAGCGTTTGCGAGCAAAACACGATGACTATGACTATGTCGTAGATAACTTTGCTGTACCCTTGATAAAGAATAATCCAGCTCTAGCAATACAGGTGAAAAACTCTAAGAACCCAGCAGAGACAGCATATTTACTTGGAAAGATGTCAGATAACTATGGAGAAACTATGTCTAAGCAGCCATCTACTGCCAGAGCAGAAAAAGTATTGAAAAATGCTAATCGCCCTGTAAGTTCTTCGGCAGTTGGTAGCCCTTTACGTAGTCAAGCAGATCAGTTTTCTAAACTAGACCCAAGAAATCCTTCTGATGCTAGGACAATCTATGAGCAATCCCAGAGGTATGCTAGGGGTGCTTGAAGAGGTTTAAATGACAATTACCACAACAAACAGCCTTCCAGCGCCAGTACAGCAATGGTTTGACAACGTATTGCTGTCTAGGCCAATGCCTAAGCTTATTCATAAGCAAATGGCTATGAAGAAGGAACTTCCCCCTAATAGCGGCCGAATCGTGAGATATCGTCGCTATACTAACTTACAAACCGCTACAGTGCCATTACCAGATAGTGGGTTGACCCCTCCTGGGCAGGTATTGAATGCCACTGATATTGATGCAAGGCTTGATTGGTATGGTACTTACGTTACCATAACAGATCAAGTTATGTTCATAAATCAGGACCCAGTTCTTAACCAAACAGTAAGTCTTCTAGCTCAGTCAATGAGAGAAACAGAGGATGAATTAATAAGAAACATGCTAGCTTCTACTAGCTCAGTGATAAACTGTACTGGTGGGACTAATGGAGACAACCCAACAGAACTATCAAGGCCTGATATAGATGCTGTAGTTTTAGCATTGTTAGGAAACGATGCCATTATGATCTCAGATAATATAGAAGGTAGTTTGAAGTTTGGAACTGCGCCAGTTCGTGAAGCTTTCTGGGCTATGATGAATACTGGTATCTTAGATGATTTAGAAGCTGTTACTGGATTTATATCACAAGCACAATATCCTAGCAACATGAATGTATTGAATTCCGAATGGGGTTCCGTTGGTAACGTTAGATTCTTGTATAGCTCAAGAGGAAGCACCACAACAGGAGCATCTTTGAACGGGAATACAGTTTATAACGTATTCATTACCGGGCAAGAAGCATATGCCATTGTGGAGCTAACTACAGCGACTTCATCGTTTATTTACACACCTCCAGGTGGTCCTACAGACCCTCTTAGAAGGTTGCAGTTGGGTGCATTTAAAATGGCTCAGGTACCTCGCATTTTGAATGATGCTTGGATATTTAACCTACGCGCAACCCACTCATAGGAGGAGTAAATATGCCTTTCGCCGAACACTTCATGGTACAGAATACTTTTACAGTACCTGCAACCTTACCTGCTCAAGTCAATATCAACCTAGGTTTCATACCTACAAAAGTTGAGATTATTGATAAGACAGCCCTTTTATCTATGGTATCAGGTACTCCTCTGATAAATCCTGGAGCGAATTACCTGTTTTATAGAGGGACATGGAACAATGATTTCTCGACAGGGTTGACATTAGTTGAGGCACAAGCCCCAGCAGCGTCTATAGCTAACGTGCCTGTTTCTACAGCTAGTATAGTTACAGCTAACGGGATTTCACCCTACGATGGTGCCGCTGCTTCACCTACGCAGTTAGTCCTGGGTCCTAAGATAAACGGTACCACGATCACTAAAGCAACAGGGACATTTACACTGTCCTCAACAGCATCGTTATTTCCTGGTTCTACTGTTCTAATTACCAATAGAGGCACAGGTGCTGCTTCGCTAGGTGTGGTGAACCCTGCACTGGGTGGGATGTTCTTTACTGTGGATACAGTTCCAACATCCACTACTTTCACTATAGCTAATAGTGGAAATTGGTTAAATACAGCTAGCTTTACTGATGGGGCACAAACATTTAGCGTTCAGTTGGTTACTACTCCAGCTCTGTACTACCCTCAAAACGCTCAGATTGTATTCATCTCTGCTGCTAATCCTGCAGTAGTTACTACAAGTACAAATACCAATCTTACCGTTGGGCAACAAGTTAGGCTAAGGGTTCCAAGGTACTTTGGCATGACCCAAGCTGATGGTTTGGTTGGTATTGTTTCAGCAGTTAGCGGTAATCAGGTAACTCTTGGCGGAATTAGATTTGTGAATTCTTCAGCGTTCACAGCTTTTTCATTCAATAGTGGTGTGGCTGGAATAACTAGTGTACCCTACAGCCCTGCGATGTTAATACCCATGGGATCCGGTCCTTCCGTTGCATCAGGTCCTCCAATAGTTACTTACAACGTAGACGTTTTGGATGACGCAACCGATAATCAGGCTTTCCAAGGGTTTACTGTAGGTTCCAGCATCTTACAAGCTGCCAGTGCCACAGTAATTGGAGTAACTGCGGGAGATATCATCTCGTATGTCGCATGGAGAGGTGATGTGTAATGAGTTACACACCGAATCGAGTGGCAATTACTGGAATAACGCAAGCTAAACCAGCGGTTGTCACTACAGCTTCAGCACACAATTTGTCTACTGGAAACGTAGTCAGGTTACATGTGCCCCAGGCATTCGGTATGACACCATTAAACAATCTACTGTTAATAATAACCGTGCTGTCTACAACCACGTTCAGCCTGCAATATTCGCAGATTCCCCCTGGATGGAATGTGGACAGCACGAATTATCCAGAATTTATAGCAGCCACCAATCAAGGCAAAACCGCTGAGGTTCTGCCTGTGGGATCTGGGCCAACCCCAATATTTAATACCCCATCTCAATTCGAATCGCATACATGTGAAACGAAGATAGACGATGCGTGGACAAACGTAGCAACAGTGAATCAACCCTTTTAGGTTAACTATGAAAATGATTAAAAACGTGGATTTCAGGACACCTCTGATTTCCCCTATAGCAAACAAAACTCCTGTGAACATCACCTCCATCGAGGCGATGACTCCCGACAAGGAGAAGAATGTAGTGGGAACCTTCGTAAATATCGAATGCCCTGGCCAGCCTGCAAAGATCTGTGGTCGATACTACAGAGGCATGCAGTATTTCGAGAAAGTGATCAATGACAATGAGCGCGTTACCATCCCTTACTCTGTGTCCCGCTATATTAACGAGCGATGCATGTATGAACAGCATCACTATTCTCTAGATGAACAGGGAAATCCCCAGAAGGTTAGTAAGACAACCGCAAGATATAAATTCATTGTAGAACAAGTAGCGTAGGCGATATGACTGTCTGGGATCTAAGTAGGCTAAGGTATTCTATCAGGAAGATTACCGGTAAGTATGATGTTACGCAGTTGCCGGACAGCAGTACGGGTGAGAATTCAATATCTAACCCGGCAGGCATCGACGACTACATAAACGACTTCTATTTATACGACTTCCCAGAGCACCTACGGACACTAAAGCTTAAAGACTACTTTACATTTACGACTTTGCCAAACGTCGGGACTTATAACATCCCTCAGAATATTTACCAGCTGGAGGCCCCAATATACATAGACAACTACGAGTTTAGTTTCTATGATGGGGAGCCAAATGTGTTTTACGGGATTTGGCCTGAATTTAACTTTATAAACCAAAACCTATTCATACCAAATGGAACTGACACCACCTTCACATTTACCCTGACGCAGACTCCAGTGCAACAGGGGACTGTTGTAATAGGTTTACAGCCTAATTTAGATGGCAACCCTAGTCCTCAGTTTGAGACTTTTACAGATCAAGATACACCAGGTTTATTAGACCAACCGTTGAATATGAAGTTCACTAATCCTGGAACTCTAACTGGTAATCTAGGTGGCACTGGAACTGTAGACTACCTGACAGGTGTTTGCTCTATAACATATGTCAACGCGCCTCCTAACGGCGCAAATAGTTCTTGCCATTACCATCCATATGTTGCTTCTAGGCCTAGAGATATTATGTTCTTTCAGCAGCAACTATTCCTTAGGCCTATCCCTAATGACACTTATTCTGTGAAACTTCTGGGTTATTTTCAGCCTACTGTGGCTATGTCTAGCGCTACTAACGCCGGTACCAAGTCTCAATTTGATGGAACACTAACAGATGTGCCACTTTTTAATGAATGGTGGCAATTAATAGCCTATGGAGCTTCTATAAAGATTTTTATAGAAGACGGAGAGCACGAAGAGGCCGCTAAATACAAGCAGTATTTCGAAGAGCAGAAGCTATTAGCTCAACGAAAATGCCTAAAGCAGTTAGGCGGTAAACGAATAAGAACAGCATATAGTCAAGGCCAAGCTGGAGCACCACAATTCCCAGTGTTCCCAATTTATTGAGGTAAAATGTCCACGTATTTAAGCATTCCAAACCCGGGAGATATTCTAGGGTCACAGAGCCAACCTCAATTGAAGGCTAATTTCGATTACCTAGTATCTACTTTGGGCAAAGACCATCAGATAGCTATCGGAGATCTAAGCACTGCAAGCTTCGAAGGAAGGCATAAACAGGTTTCGTTTAACAACAGAGCTACGAATAACGTACCCATGCCAGGGGACGGAACAAATGCTTTACTGTGGGCCAACGCAGGAAATTTATATATTAGGCAGAATAGTTCTTTTGCTGGGGTCCAATTTACTGGGCCTGTCCCTTCTAATGCCGCTGGTTTTGCAATATTTGGTACGGAAACGCTTTATAATGCTCCAAACCAAAGAGGAGGCTGGTGTTTCCTCTCGGGAGGACTAATTTTTCAATACGGATTTTTCACTGTCACTGCCTCTTCTGGAACTACAGATTTTCCCCTACCATTCCCAAATGCTCAATTTTCCGTAGTTATCACAGGTTGCGAAAGCAATGGTGTTACACCGGCAAGATTACCTTGGATAGATTTTGCAGGGCCTAACGATCAGACACAGTTTTCTTGGGGAAGTGTAAATAGTGGAGGATCCAACATCTCTCAAATAAATTGGATGGCAGTCGGTAATTAATGTACGAGCCTAGATTAATTGCACCCTTCAGTAAGTCAGGGTTAAACAAATATTACAAGCCTTGGCTCATTGGCGAGGAAGCTTTTCCTAATATCCAAGATGCTTATGCGTGGAGAGGAACTCTAAGGAAGCGTGAGGGATATACATTTTTTGCCTCTTTACCAAACTCCGACAAGCCTGTGCAGGGTCTTAAGGTGTTTATCAACCCCATTACACTAGGGGAAAGTCTTATAGCTTACAGCAAAACCAAGAGCTATTTGTATAATGTTGGTGGAGCTGTTTTCAACGATATCACGTTTGTAGCTCAACAAGACCAAGCTACCCCTGCCGGCACTGCTTTCAATTGGTCTAATGGTGATAACGACTATTTCTGGACTTCCAATTATGCAAATTCTCTATGGTCTACCAATAACCTTCCCAATATTTCCAACTCCGGACCTAATGACCATATAAAATATTGGAATGGTACGCCAGGAGTTCTAAACGTTAGTGGGGGATGGAGTACCAACTGGCCCATTGTCAGCGGTTCTACTACTTTGGACGGCGCCTTAATCATATTGCCTTACAAAGGCAGGCTTGTAGTTCTAAACACGTTCGAAGCAGGTGTTCAATATCAATCTCGAGCCAGATGGACGCAAATTGGCACACCATACGCAGGAGATAGACAGCCCACCTCAATTTCCAACATAACAGCAGCCAATCCGGCAGTAGTTACATCGGCTAATCACGGTCTTTATAATGGTCAGAGCGTATATCTAACCGGCGTGAAAGGCACAATGGGACCAAAAATAAATGAAACTACTTCCGTTGCAACAGTACTAACGGTTAATACATTTTCTGTTCCAATAGACACTACAGGACTAACGTACACCTCAGGGGGATTTGCGCAGGGTTGTGGAGTGCCACCCGCAGGATTTTTCAATGATGGAGCCGCTTGGCGTAGTGATATCCCTGGACGGGGAGGATTTATCGATGCCGACACCTCACAGCAGATCGTCAGTGCAGATATTGTAAAAGATACCCTGATAGTATTTTTCCAACGGTCTACTTGGCGACTTCGTTACACAGGCAACGAGATATTACCATTCATTTGGGAAAGATTGAACACTCAATACGGAGCAGAAAGCACCTATAGCAATATAGCATTTGATGATTCGATTCTTGCTTTCAGCCGTTATGGATGGATTGCAGCGGATACTAATGATGTAGGTAGAATAGACGAAGAGATACCAGATGATTCTTTCGCTGTAGAATCAACCGACGGTAACTTATCAGGACTTACTAGAGTACAGGGAATTCGAGACTACTATAGGCAGTTCGCCTATTGGACATACCCTAGTATTGGTCAGACAGCTGCCAATCAGATCTACGCCTATGACTATCTGACTAGGAAGTGGTTCATATTCAATCCCACCGTGCCGATGCGAACTTTTGGCACCTACAGGACTAATAATAACATCACTTGGTCTACTTTAATAAACCCAGGTCCTGTTCCTCCTGCTGATTCATGGGAGAATTATAGCTCAGCAAGCGATCAATGGAGATTCTTCGATCTAGGCGCTAATGCTAATTTTCCCTTTATCTTAGGTGGCGATGCCAACGGCAACATTTACACTATGTTCGAGTTTATGCGTTCTCCAACAAGTGATAATGGAACCTATTTCCCTTTCACGATAGAAACCAAGGACTTTAATCCTTATATCAGTAAAGGTGTGAGATGTCGACTAGCATATGCTGACCTATATATCACAACTATGTATGGAGGGCAAATCACCGTACAGCATTTTGTAGATGATGGTGCCGATCCGATATACACAAAACAGGTCGATCTGTATGCAAGAGGGGCCAATTTTATAACAAATATCATTGTAGGAACTCCTACAACAATAACGACGCAGAATATCCACAATCTTGTAACCAATGAATGGGCGACTTTTGGTGGTATCGTAGGGGATTTAGGATTTGCACTGAATAATGCTTCTTCTCCTGTCATCGTAATAGATCCGAATACATTTACTATCCCCATACCGACTAGCGGAACGTTTCTTCCTGGAGGCGTTGTATACAAAGGGAACAATACAATAGGACAGTCTTGGTATACCAGGGTTTACCTGGGTGCTATTGCCCGGATGCACTCTCTAACTATAGGTTTTGATCCTCTACTTTTGACAGATCCTATTAAGGCCCCTGTACAATTTGAACTGCAAGGACTTGTTATCTGGACTAGACCAGAAGGGAGAATTAGAGGATGACATACGGATACGGACCTCCTAATAGCCAATCGTCTTATCTACCTCCTGAAGTCGATTTTCCTGAAGACCAGAGTAAATTTCAAAATCTTATTAGCCAACGTGAGCGGCTAACAGCTTCAATTTTGAATGTTAAGGAAAATGGTCAATACGAAAAGAGTGAAATATTAAATGCCCAACAATGGTTTAGCACGTCCCAGCCTACAGCAGCCAAAACCACTAGATATTCTTACCGAAAAGTTGTCGATATGGTGGAAATAAACGGTGGAAATATCCCTGCTGGGCTAACTACGATACCTCATGGCATATCACTAGTTACAATACCTACTAGGATTTACGGAACAGCAACCGTTTCAGGGCCTAAGTATCTGCCTCTGCCATATGCGTCAGCCACCAATAACAACATAGAAATTAACTTTGACGATTCAAACATAAACATAGACAATAATTTTGGATCACCACTAACGCAGTGTTATATTACTCTAGAATATTTGAAAACTTAGGTGAAATATGGGATTAAATTGGTCAGGAGCCTTATCCGGCGCTGCTTCTGGAGCTGCCGCAGGAGCCCCGGGAGGTTGGATAGGTGCTGGGGTAGGTGGACTTGCAGGTTTAGTGTCTGGATTATTCGGTGGAGGAAAGAAAGACAAATTCAAACAAGTAAATCGATTTTCTCCTGAGCAACAGCAGGCTTTTGAACAATATTGGAAGAATCCTGTACAGAATAACCAGACTTACCAAGCAGGTAATCAGTATTTACAGAATCTACTTTCTGGAGATCCAAGCGCATACCAGCAGTTTGAAGCGCCTCTTATGCAACAATTTCAGCAGCAAACTGTACCCGCTATAGCTGAGAGATTTGCTGGCATGGGAACTGGAGCAGGGGCAGGAAGTAGTAGTGCTCTTTATAACTCATTGGGGCAAGCCGGTACAAATCTATCAACGAATATTGGTGCATTAAGAGGACAACTACAGATGCAGGCTCTTCCTCAAGCACTGCAATATGCTCAACAACCCTATAGCAATATGATGCAAGGTTTCGGCGTTAGTCCATATGAAAATGTCTATCAACAAGGGCAACCCGGAGCTGGCGATTATATGGCTGGGACTCTTCCTTATGCCTTAATGGCTGGTGCTAATAATCAGTGGGGCGGTCGGGGATCCGGAAGTAGTGGTGGAAACGGTGGAATGGGCCCTGTACCTCAATGGGCTAGCCAAAATCCTGGCATGGGAATGCCAAACTTTGATCAGATGAATCAATTCGGATTTGCTTACTAGGAGACAATCATGGTTCAAGTAGTACAACGCACCCCCGGGGCAGCACAGTTTTTTGGTCAGGGACTTCAAAATGCATTGATCCCAGCATTCCAACAGCAATATCAAAGAGGACTTGTTCAAAATAGCTTGAAAGATCTTAAAGGTCTTTCTAATGATCCAAATGCAACGCCATTTGACTTAGCCTCAGCATTAATATCATCTACAGCTGGGATTCCAGGAAGTGAAAAATACGTTGGTCAGCTTTTCCCTCTGTTAATGAATCAGATGCAACTAAAACAACAGTCTGGTGTCCAGCCTCCTGGCTCTGGAATGCAAGCGCCTCAAGGTACATCTAATATAGGAGAACAGAGACAGAAGTTACCTGACTGGATTGGAGAACCTAAGAATGACCTTTTTGAAGGAGCTTTAGAGCCAACTGCTTTGGGATTAGGTAAGGCCCCAAAAATCTATAGTCCTGAAGAGATCCAAACAGCTCAAAAACTGGCAGCACAGCGTGGATTAGACCCCGCGCCCATTACAAAGATGATGGACGATTATAATACGAGAGCAAGAGACGAGCTAACTGATTACGTACAGGCAGCCAAGACCCAGGCAGATATTGCGTCATTGAGATCTGATGCACAACAGAGATTTCGTGCGACTCTAAAAAAAGAATTAGAGTCCGGAGGGAGGCCTCTCAGTGAAGATGACTTAACAGTAGCTGAAAAAATCGCTGAAGAGCCAGATATATTGAAACTGTCTAATGAGAAAGCTAGAGCAGCCGCAGCGAAGAAGAAGTTCAATGAATACGAATATGCTAAAGATAATTTTACAAAGTCAGCAGACCGAAGAAATTTCGATGACTTAGAACTACAAAGACAAAAGAAAAACATGAGACCAATGGCTAAAAATATGGAGAAATTTGGTCAGAGAGATCATGCAATAAGGATATTAAAAGAAGCAGGATGGGGTCCTGGCGAGGTTGACGATATCATAAATCCATTGGACGAGTCAGTAAAATCAGGGTTTAAAGATCTACCTAAAATGCCTGAAGTGCTAGCCAGAGTAAAAACCCTTCCTGACCAACCTGGATTCGAAGAAGAATTCACAAAAGCTCAAGGCATGAGAAATAAAGAGATAAAATCTTATGAGAAATACCTTGCCGATGTGATTAAGCCGGGAACAGAAAACGCTAAACAAGGAAATGTGTTTACTCCTGGAACTTCGCTCCTACTATTGCAAAAAGAGTTCACAGATAAGGGTGGAACTTGGCAAGAATTCGGAGACATACTTAGACGTCTACAAGAATCTGGTAAGATTATGTTGGATCCAACTCAGGTAAGCCAGTTAGGTTTGCTAAATAGGGAGCCTATAAAAAATCTAGGATTCTGGGAAGCAGTGATGAGACCGTTACCATTTTACACTCCAAGATATTGATATGAACTTATCAAATGCCCTAGCAATTGGTTACTCAGCTCGAGATATCATTAGAAATCTCATTCAGAGATTCCCTGACCTTCAATCTAAGTTGGAAGCAGCTTCACAAGCTGGGTATAGTGCTGAAGAAATGGTCAAATATATCTCTAAGCTTAAGCCTAAAGAACTAGAGAAATTGTCCAAGACTTCATCCAGAGCCGGAGGTAATCCACTAATAGCCGGACAGCAAGCAGCAGAGAGAGGTGGCCATTTAGGCGAAGCGCTAACGGCAGCATCTAAGCAAGCGGCACCCCTTGCGTTGGGAGTGGGCGGAGGTATGTTGGCAGCTAGAGCTCTACGTGGACTGCCACAGATTGCACAGAACCCTCTTGCTCAAGGGTTAATGAATAAGCTGGGTTTATCCCATACTCAACCCGGATCTGCGCCACAGCCAATGCCTGGTGGTCAAGGGGTACAAGTCCCACAACCAAATCAAATGCCTAATCAGCAACCTATGCAACAACCTGTGCAACAACCTATGCAACCTATGCAACCTCAGGCTGCCGAAGAACCCCGATCCCAAGTTGAAGATCCCAGAAAGCATTTCGATATCATCTCACAAATGGACAACATCAAGAATGTATTGAAAACCCAAAACCATCTATCCAATGAAGATAAAGCAAGAATAGCAGATTTTATAATGACTCCTGGTCAGAAGAAATGGCTGTCAGAGCAAACAAAAGCACCTATAGAACAGGTTGTTTCCGACTATCTTTCAATTACTCCTGAAGTTAATGAAGAGCAACCCGTACAGGAAATCAACAAAGAAACTATCGAACAAAAATTACCAGAAGAGAAACCTCAATCTAGTCCTATAGGAAATATGGCCCAGCTGCCAGATGGCAGTGTAGGAGAAATTGAAAGGGTAAAAGATGGCATAGCCAGGATAAATGTAGATGGCAGGATCCGACATGTTGATGCCAATAAGATAGAGCAAGTACCTGAAAATGTAAAAGAATCTGTAATCAAGCTATTAGAGATACCTGAATCACGTCGGTCTGCTGTTATGGCCTTCTTTGGTTATGAACCCGAATCTCAAGAGTTAGCAGTGCAATATCACAATGGAAATCTGTACACTTATCAAGGTGTAGATCCAGAAAAGATCCATAAGATAGCAGAAGCATTAGGCATTCCAGTTACTAGTGGCCAGAATATCTTTGGTAAGTGGGAGCAGGGAATACAAGATTCTAGAGGGGCAGCTCTAATCCAAGAGATCATAAAAGATCCTAGGTTTTCTAGGGAGAATCGTAATAAAACATGGAAAAAGTTTGAGACAGGCTATGACTTTTGGGAAGAACTCAGAGAAAAACCGAAGCCACGAAAGGCAAAAGAGCCCAAGCCGCCCAAAAGAAAAGGCGTCGGAGCTGGTAAAGCAACTCATCCTGGTAAGAAAGCTTCACGAAAGAGCGAGGAAGCAGAAAAAGAAGTCTGATTAATGTTGATTTAGATTTTTTTTTGACATATAAATAAACTAAAAAGTTTAGAGAGGTCTTCATGTCCGGCAAGAACCCAGTTCCTAGCGCACAAGCGTATGAGGGGGTAACAGCTCCTAATCCGATGAATTTAATCAAAGCTAACCGAGATCCTACTGCCAACGATAAGAAATACCCTCTTGGCACGGTATGGTTAAACGTTCCTACGAACACATTATTCCAACTAGCTGGCGTCTCTACTTCTGGCGCCAATTGGCTAACAGGTTCAGACGCGGAAGCTACTACCACTACACCGGGTATCGTTACGTTAGCTACTCTAAGCCAACTGCAAAATGGTAATGCTCCTGCAGGCGCTTATGTTCCGCTATCCAATGATGTAGCTACAGTTATTCAAGGGATCGTCGTTGGAGCAGTTCCTCCTGCAAGTGAAACTCAATCCGGTATAGCTGAGATTGCAACACAAGCGGAAACAGATGCAGGATTGGATGACACAAGGATAGTTACGCCTCTTAAGCTAGCTACATATGTTGCAGGCGGTAGTGGATCTGGGTCTTTTACAGATCTAACAGCAACAGGAGCCGTTACTTTTACAGGTGCGACGGGCGCTTTATCAATGACGTCTACATCAGCATCTAGTTTAGGTGTTACTGGTGCAGGAATAGATCTAACTGTTGATAGTGCTGCAGGGCAGTTAATTTTAACAGGTGGAGAGGCTGCTGTAAATGCAGTTAGAATTCAAGCCGATGATGTCGCTGGCGGCATTGACATTGATTCCGGAACAGGTGGAATCACCGTAGACTCTACTGGAGCCATCTCTATAGATGCTGCTGCCGCTTCTAATATTACTACAACTGGAGCAGGAATAGATTTAACCCTAGCGTCTGTTCTAGGCTCTGTTCTTGTTAGTTCCACTGAAAACGCAGCATTAGCAATCCGTCTACATGCTAATGGTGGTACATCTGAGACAATCCAAGTGCATTCTGACCAGGGAACTGGCGTCGCATCTATCGGTCTTTTGTCAGATGTTGGTGGAATTACTCTAAGATCTACAGGTCTGGCCTCAAATGATGCTATCAATCTAGAAGCAGCTGCAGGCGGCATAGATATGGACGCTGCCCTGCAGTTTAATATTAGGTCAACACAAAGCGCTGCCGATTCTATAGTCATTGAATCTACAGCCGGCGGTATTGATATTTTAGCTTCTGGTGCTTCAGCTGGAGAAGATATCGATATCATCGCAACCGGTAGCTCTATCAATCTTAGTTCTACAGAGAATGCTGCCCTAGCTATATCGTTGAACACAAATGGCGGAACCTCCGAAACTATAAGAGTTAGAAACCAGCAAGGTACAGCAGCAACGTCTATCGAATTAGTATCTACAGCTGGGGGATTAACGCTAACAGGTGGATTGGGAACAGCTGACTCTGTAAATATTAATACCTCTGCAGCTGGTGGCGGTATTGATATTGATGCTGGCACCGCTGGATTCATTGTAGATACAACCGGCGCAATAAGTTTAGACGCTGCAGCAGCTTCTAATTTCACTGCTACCGGAGCATTTGACATAACCATCCAGTCTACAGCAGGAAGTATCTTATTAAACGCTGGTGAAGCGGTTTCAGATGCTATCAATATAGATTCTACAGGCGGATTTGACCTGGATGCTGCCCTTCAAATTAATATTACCTCATCACAAGCTGCTGCAGCCAATTCAGTTAGGATATTTGCTTCTGCCGCAGATGGGGGTATTGATGTAGATGCAGGGACTGGCGGCATTACAATTGATACAACAGGCGTCTTGTCTTTAGATTCTGCAGCAACGTCTAACTTTACAGTCACCGGAGCTGGAGCAGATTTAAACCTACTAAGTGTAGGTGGATCGATTTTAGTTGAATCGACAGAAAATGCAGCTCTTGCTATTCGTTTACACGCTAACGGTGGCACCAGTGAAACTATTCAAGTGCATGCCGATCAAGGTACTGGTGTTTCATCTATTGGTCTTCTTTCTGATGTCGGTGGGATCACTGTCAGGGCAACAGGTTTGGCGTCAGCAGATGCTATAAATCTAGAGGCTCCTGCAGGTGGTATCGACATGGATTCCGCATTGCAGACTAATATAGCCTCATCTCAAGCAGCAGCAACGGCAATTCAGCTGACTGCGTCTGATACCGCAGGCGGTATTACAGCAACAACAGGCACAGGTAATTTCAACGTATCTGGTGGTCACTTATCTATTGCCACAGTTGCCAAAACTCTACTCGTGAATGGTGGTGCAGTAACAGACTTTATCGGCACAGGTGTGTTAACCGCTGGCACTCAGACAATAGCAAACACCAACATAGCTACGGGAGACGTGATCTTGTTGACCAGAACGGCCGTGAATGCATCTGTAACATTAGGTGAATTGACATACACGATATCGAACGGCGCAAGTTTTACGGTTACAAGTGTGATATTGGGCACGCCCGCTTCAACTCAGACTGCCGATGTGTCGTCCTATGCTTATTTCATAGTTCGCCCCACATAATATGCTTGACGACGTAACCTAACCACAAGAGGAAAAATGCTAAAGCAGCAATCTATACTAGAAGTTGTAATGAATGGCAGGGTATACCAACTTAGCCTGCCATCTGATAGCCCTTTAGGTGAAGTACATGATGTACTTTACAAGATGAAGGGGTTTATCGTTGAAAGGTTATTAGAAGCTCAGAAACAAACACAGACCTGTGGTGAACCTGAGGAAACTGAAGTCGCAACACCTGCAGAACAATAGGAAAAAACATGTCCGGATTCGCAAAGTCAGTCAAATTCGATACGCTAAGATCAATAGCATTTGGATCTGTCACAGGCAGTTATTTACCGATAGGAACAGCTTTTGGTCACATAGTTAGGCTGATGAAGATTGTCAATAATACGAATGCGGACATGTTTATCTCATTCGATGGCACTAACGATCATGATTATATCCCTGCTACATCCTTTGCTCTGTATGACCTAACCACTAATGGTGTAACAGCAACAGAGTTTGTATTGAAGATAGGTACCCAAGTATATGTAAAGCAAAATACAGCCCCTACATCGGGATCAGTATTTATCACATGTGTTTATGCGTTTGGAGAGTAGATGAGCCAAGCTGGAATAACAAACGTTGCAGGGTCTCTACCACCCTCAGTCCCAACGACTTTTATAACGGATTTTGGTGTACCGGTCGTACCTGCAGCAAATATCGTCAGGGTGGTGACTCCTGGCGACGGAACGCAGGGAATTAGCACTACAGGATCGGGAAATACAATACTTATTGCCCTAAGTCCAAGTTCCATTAGTGGATCCACAATTACTACTGGAGCGGTAACGGGTACAGTAATTACATTCCCATTAGCAGCACTACTTCCAGGAGTATATACAATTGATGCCACGGTAGCAGGATTCGCCATTACTGGCGTCGGATCTCCTTTGGGATGTGGATTTACGATTGTGGGTGCTGTCCGTACAGACGGAGCGACTGCAACATTGATTCCTACGCAGGTCGTAGACCATTTCGAAGAAGGAGCTCTTAGCGCATCATCAGCTGTGCTTGCAGTTAGTGGTAATAATATACTTATTGATGTTCTCGGTGTTTCTGATGGTGCTGCGGGATTCGTTATACATTGGACAGCATTCCTAACTTATACATTTTCAGCGTAGGATTTTTATGCCAGGATTTGATACCGGATCTGTGATGTACGCCTTGAACGTGGATTTCACCGGGAATTCGCTGACTTCAGGCTCTCCTCAGGTTACTACTAACGGGCAGCTTTTAATAGGATCTACGGCAACTCCGAATATAAAAGTAGGCACTCTCACATCTCCATTAGGCACTCTTTCAATTGGTTACTCATCACCCAACATAACGATAGACTTAGTTGGTGGGGCTGCAGCAATAGAGAGAGTTGTTGTGCAGACTGGTACTAGCCCAGTAGTTCCGGCATCGGGCACTCTAACTATAAACGGAGCTACAGTAGCTGCTGGTACAAACCCAGTTCGAACTGACGGGACAGGAGCAAATACATTAGCTGTAGAAGTACAAATATCCCAAGCCATTGCAGCAACGGATGCTACTAAGATTGGTCTAGCAGCTTTCAATAGCTCTCAATTCTCAGTAGATGCAAATGGTTTTGTCAGCATGTCTTCAGGGGGTTTTACATGGAATGATGTCACTGGAACAAGTGCATCAATGGCAATTCAAAATGGATATTTGGCAGACAACGCAGGTCTAGTAACCCTTACTCTTCCAGCAACAGCCGCTCAATTTTCAGTCATAGTTGTGGCTGGTAGAGGCAGCGGAGGATGGAAAATAGCGCAAAACGCAAACCAAAAGATAATTTTCGGATCACAAACATCTACAATAGGAATAACTGGTAGCGTTGCATCTACTAATGCAAACGATTGTGTATACCTCCTTGCCACTGTAGGAGGCGCCTCGACTACCTGGACTATTTTAAATGCGGTGGGGAATATCACAGTGACTTAGCTGTGAAGAACGAATATTTCAAGGAGCGTAGTATGTGTAGAGAAGATCAAATGTGGCATCATTGCTGTATCCAAGGGCCCCAAGGTCCCGCTGGTATGCAAGGCCCACAAGGTATTCAAGGCGTACCTGGTGCTCAGGGTGCTCAAGGTCCATCCGGCATGCAAGGGCCTCAAGGACCACAAGGAACTCCAGGTAAAGACTGTGACTGCTCAGAGACAGGTGCATGCACTAGATATTGCAACGTATATGCCTCTATTCAGCAAACAATTACTCCTTACTCATCTGCCACAGATATGGTATTATTTGACAAGAAAAACCAGGTATCTGCTCCAGACTTCGACCTAACAATGGCCAATGTTGACGGTTCATTGAAATTCCTTAAACACGGCATATATCATATCTCATGGCAACTTCAGGCTAGGATCACCCCTCCAATTCCCCAGCCAGTACCATCATGGAGTTTTGGATTGTTTCTAAATGGAAGTGTGGTGCTTGGATCGATATACTCTGGGTATACTCAAAGCCCTAATGATGATGCTGCTCACAGTACTGGAGACGTTATCATTGAGATCCAAGCAAATGATGTGTTGAAGCTTAGAAACACTAGCGTTAGCTCTGTGGTTCTAAACCCAAATATCACTGGCAGTGTATTCCCTATCACGATAGCTTCAATCAACATTGAATGCGTTAAATCTTTAGCATAAATCATACCCGCACCAGGGGTAATACCTTGGTGCATTAATAAAAATTGGATGGATATGGCTCAGCAGTTATCTACAAACAACTTCGGTCCTGCCAAATGGATCGTAAATTCTACATCCTATTTAGGCACACATACAACGATTGCCGCAGCGATTACTAGTGCCTCTAGTGGTGAGACTATATTCATTATGCCTGGTACTTACACCGAAAATCTTACGATGAAAGCTGGCGTCAACCTAGTAGCATATACGGCAGATGCGGTAACTCCTAATGTTACTATCATAGGAAGCCTTGCATGTTCGTACTCTGGTATTGCTTCTATCTCAGGGTTGCAGGTTCAGACCAATAGTAATGCCTGTATTGCAGTTACCGGGTCAACAAATACTAGGATAAATGTTATTGAGTGTTTCCTAATAGGGTCCAACAACGACATTATCACTAACACAGGAAGTGGCAACGCACAATTAATAAACCTATATCGATGCCAGGCTATCAAGCAGACCACAGGAATAAAACTGTTCTCCATTGATAGTGGGGGTCTTAATATGTTCTACTGTGTCGATTCGAATGGTGGATCATCAGTTACACCTAGCACCCTGACTAGTAATGCTGCCCAGTTCTTTGATTGTACATTAAATTCACCTATTACAACTTCCAGTACATCTACTATATCGTTCGACAGGTGCACTGTAAACGCAATTAATACCACGGCACTTACTTGCGGTGGTTCAGGTGGTGGCACAGCATGGAACACCCTATTTGTCGGTGGCTCTGCTAGCGCTGTGTCCGTTGGCACCGGTTCGACTTTAAATATGTATGAGTGCCTGGTCAACTCGAGCAACACAAATGCTATTACTGGTCTTGGAGCCCTAAATTATTCGCCAATAGCATGGACAGGATCTAGCAGTACGATAAATACATCAACAGCAACCCCCACAGCATATGGTCCCGTAGCAGTCTCTCAAGGCGGAACAGGCGATACCTCTCTAACTGCTTACGCCGTATTAACGGGTGGCACTACATCAACAGGTGCTGTACAAAGTATTGCCTCTGTAGGCACTTCAGGACAGGTTCTTACCTCTAATGGTGCCGGAGCTCTTCCCACATTCCAGGGAACTAGCGCGTCTAAAATAACCTCATTTACCAGCAACGGAAGTTGGACAATAGACACTAAAACTAAATTTGTAGAATTTTATGTTTGGAGTGGTGGTGGCGGCGGTGGTAGCGGGCGTTGTGGAGTAAGCGGAGCTGCTGGTGGAGGGGCTGGTGGCGCAGGAGGAAATTTATATTATCTTAAGAGCCAAGCATCGTTGATCACAGGTAGCCCATACACGATTACTGTGGGAACTGGTGGGGCAGGTGGAATAGCTATAAATGCAGTAACTACCAATGGCAATCCAGGCACACAAGGGAACCCTTCCTCTGTTGGAGCTCTTATAGTAGTTCCCGGAGGTGCTGGAGGTGCTGGAGGTGTAAATGGTACTGCTACAGGCGGTACAAGCTTATACTTTTCATTATTCTCTATACAAGGATCTGCGAACGGTGGGAATGGTGCTAACGCTGTTGCAACATCTGCCAATAACTATGTGTTTGGATGGTCGGGGGGGGGCGGGGGAGGAAGCGGATATGCCACCACAACCGCAAGAATAGGAGCAGCTGCTGCATCTATTACCCAACCTGATCAAACTACCGTTATTGTAGCTGGAGGATTAGCAGGAGATAATGCTGGTAATACAGCCGGCAATGGTAATCCTGGCCTCACTGGATTATTAGTTGGGGGTACTGGTGGTGGTGGCGGTGGACATGACGCAACGACAGTTGCGGGCACTGGTGGAAACGGCGGAACTCCTTCAGGTGGTGGTGGCGGTGGAGCAGGAAACTTGTCATCAAATGCATCTGGAGCTGGTGGAAATGGCGCAGATGGTAGAATAATTATAGTAGAATATTTCTAACATATGATAAAATTTCATCGAGAGAATGCACAATAATGTCTTTCATATACCAGGGAGGGGCAAGTAGTGAGAGCGACTCCCTGGCGTATTTTCAAATGCCCTATTTGATTTTACTATTGACAGGGTCTCCTGCCACCTGTTCGCAAAAAGGCAGGAATTTTAACAAGATATTGCATTTAAACTTGATGGCGCAATATCCCAGATCTAGATTCGTCTAAGCGCAAGAGGATAAACCCTAGGACACCACTTAAATGTGGTAATGAGCTAATTAACTCATCTAGAGTCTTTATACATATCATTCCCACAAGGGCAACACTCTGCATGGGATATATCAGTCACCTCAAAAATATGCCCCATGTAACAAATGAAATATCCTGGTATTCCACTTTGTCGATACCTCCAGGCATACTCGTCAGGGCTCATCTCTTCAGCATTAACAGAGAAAGTTGACAATATTAGGAATAAAATATACTTTTTCATTGTACCATCCTTAAAAGTTTCGGTTACGAGCATCTTAGAACATAATCAAGATTTTGGATAGACATGACAGCTGGCAGTGGATCGACAGCCTCGGATAGCTATAGAAATGTCACTAGATACCTAGGTCAAGATTATCGGTTTACCCCTTCATACCTACGTAGTCGTGATCCCACCATAAATGATATACGTCCAAAAGAACAACAAGGTAAATACCCTATAGGAAGCTTGTGGACAAATACGTCTAACGGGCACCTGTGGTGTCTATCTCAGTACAATGGAAACAACACTGCAACATGGACTAGGATAGCCGCTACCGGCAGTGCTGTATCGGAGGTAACTGGTAATATAGGAACAGCAGTTCCTGAGCCATCTGGCAACCTGAATATCACTGGAGCTGCTAATCTAGGTGTCGTCACTGTTGCATCAGGAAACACGTTAAGCCTACAATTGTCTGGATTTTTCCTTGGAGGATTTTCATTCTCCGATACAACTGAAAATGTAGCTCAAATAACAGCTAAAGGTGCTTTCAGAACTTTCAATTTGCCCAACTTTGTTAGCCACGCAGGACTGCTAGAGAATGTTACCGCACTTATAGCAGAGAGCCAATGGATGTTCATGCTGTCAACAAACAATTCTACTCCTGACAACAATTTTCATGCTGTAGCCATGTACTTAGGAAATGGTGTAGGAGGATTTAATGTTGTCACTCTAGATAGCAACCCGGGCACTGTAGCTTTTGCCGGTTCAGGAAATTTAGTGCAGATTGACAATGGAAGTATAGCAACAAGAAATTTAAACGTAACAGGAATAAGGTTTGCATAATGCCTCTACACAAAGGTAAAAGCCGAAAAGTGATCGGTGAAAATATAAAAGAAATGGAAAGTTCTGGCCATCCTCCTAAGCAGGCGATTGCCGCAGCTCTAAACCAAGCAAGAAAATCAGGCGCACACATACCTAAGAAGAGGGGTAAGAATGTTAAGTGAATTTCTGCAGATGTTCAATGGGAAATGTGACTTAGACCATGCCGTATCCCTTTTGGATTCCATGAGAGATGTTATCGAACTTATCCATAAGGATTATCTCAAGGATGGCATTTCCAAGGAGATGATAATAGACGCAATCGTAGACATATTAAAGGAAGAGCTGCAATGAGAGATCCATTTAAGAGAGACGGATACGAACATCGTCACGAACAATTCCAGTTCGGCACTAACCCTATGATGCAAACACACTTTGAGCATGTATTAGCTGTTCAAGAAAGATTGGATAGAGATCGTGCTAAGAGAGAATATATCCGTGGGGTACAAGGTCCTGATGGTGGCAGTTTCCCATGTCGGTGGCCTTCATGAAATTTGTTTTACTGATCTTACTTCCACTAACGTGTGGATGCGCAACAATGCCTGAACTGTACAAGGCTATAGATGATGTAGCGACCGACGATGCTATAGTAGTTAAAGTTGATCGTGACGCCGTCAAGAAAGACAAAGACGTCACGGTCAACGTGGAAGTGAAGACGCGTCCTAAGCCTTAGTTTTGTTTCTTTCCTCTATGGCGCATAGACGACCGTGAAAGTCTTTCATTTCATCTCTAATCGCCTGCAAGTTGGCTTCAATCTTAGCATCCATATGGCGATAATCTGATCTTGATTCTTGCCTAAACCAACATATTAGAGCGGCACTAGCTAAAAACATGCTTACCGCTGGTATCCATTCAATCATATCGTCTCCATGTTGACAGTTTTTATAGTATTTGGTAGTATGTGTATATCTACACCCAGATACGATACCTTCGTATCTACCCACGACGGGATGCTGCCAGGCAATAAGTCCCGTCGTGACACTTTCCTCTAAACAACTTCCTTCGTCTGTGGATAGTGTTTATTCTTCCATACACTAAAGTCCCTGCAAAATCTCTCTGGATCGTTAGAATACTCTGAGAACCCTTCCCATAATGTCTTCTTCCAGTGATTGGAATACTTCTCAAGATACTCTCTCATGTGATCTTTATCCCTGGCATCGAATTGGTCTAAGAACATCCTCATCTCATTGTTGACATGCTCTCTGCTAGGCTCTATGGCTTTGACAGGTTTTTGCACCTCAATGACCGGATGGTCAGCTTGGTCCATCTCTTCAGCAGTGTAGATTCCCGATAACTCTGCCGGGAATGCCTTACGCAGTGCTAGAGCTTCAGCACACTTAGCCAGCTGATTATGTGGCATCTTATCCCAGAAGGACGTCTTGGCCGAGTATTCAGCCCAGAATGCTGTTGCTGATATGTCATGCCATACACCATCAGGAGTCATCTTCTTCACGTACGCCGTGGCTGATAATAATCCACCTTTCTCATCGTAAGAATACACGGGATCCCTACCAGGAGAATAGCGACCTGTACGGTCTGCTATAACGCGATAGCCATCGATGCCCGTCTGTATAGTCCTAGTGCCTCCACGTGGTATAGAGTATATCTGGCGTAGGAAAGGATCTAGTCCCGTCTTAGCACATACATGGATAAAAAATTGCAGCTCCAAGTCACTAGCTCCTTTGCAAATGGTGCTCTTTAGAAGTGCAATCTTCTCCTGTGGGAACTGATTAAGTCCAGTGTTTTTATTCTCAACTAATTCATTCATTGTTAAACCTAATTAAATAATTTCTTCGAAAGGGATGATCTTACAATCAAAAAAGTCTCTGTACACCTTAAGGCATCTTGCCCATGTCTCCTCATGCTGTTCATAGTCGTATTCGTATACCGTTGGTTCTAGACCGTTCTTATCTAGTTTAACAAATATAATTCTATCTACAGAGATTCCATTTAACTCTAGCAAGTTTTTGTATGCCACACCCTGCAAAGGCCATGTCTTTCCTTCTCGAACAGATGTCTTAAAGTCTACTAGGTGATTGCCATCATCACTATCCCATATGGCATCGCATTCACCAGTGATCATATTAACCTTGTCGTACAATCGTCCTGGATTAGGCAGGAAGTCCTTACCCTCATACCACTGTAAGAAGCTATCCACATATCCCTTATACTGATCTGGTATAGATACTCCATAACCCATGATGTACCCCTCACATATACGATGCACCACAGTGCCTCTCTCCGCCGCATTATTCAATACGCTTAGAGGTATATTGGCCAGCCCCGAGAACGGAGCCAGCACAGTTGTTACCCTGGTACATCCTTGAAACTCATCCGTAGTACATGGATCTTGCATCATATTCCTCCTGATTTAGTATATCGGTGTAGGTGCGTCTATCATCCTTAAGGGCAGCCCAGTCTTTATCCTCTAGGTGCAACAAGTTGATAAATTTATCTGCTTCTGGTATATCCCAGTCATGAGCGGCGATTAGCAAGTCAATGAGTGCTTCCGACAGAGGTTGTGGGACATACTGGGAAGCTTCATCTAGGATAATCTTTCTCCGCTCATACATTTCACGAGCGATATAATCATCTCTGCTGGCCTTATCTAGCATTTCGTACATTTGCGTCTCCTTTCTTAAAAATATCTTTTAAATCATTCTCCATCTTATAGTAGTACCAAGAATATATTTCCATGGTGTTACGTAGCGTGACGTCATATTGTTCTTCAGAAGACAGCCTGTCCAGCCTTACACTGATAATCCTTGAGAGGGCTATCACTTCATCGATCTCTGTCATATTTTGCATATTTCCTACCGTTACATGTTGACGTTTTTCACTCTGTAGGCTACAATCGCTTACATCCATAAATATAGCGGATTGAATAATATTCCGCAAGAGGATAATCATAAAAAAGCAAAGAGGCCTCACATGAAGCTCAGAGAGTATTTATTATCAAATGGCACAAAGATATCATTTTTCGCATCAAAAGCGGGAGTATCTCTAGGGACCATCCACAACGTAATGTCAGGCAAGGAACCTACATTGCGTGTCGCATTGAAGATAGAGAATGCCACGTTAGGAGCTGTCACCTGTAAGGACATGCTGCCTACCAACGAGACAGAAGAACCAAAAGAGAGATTGCCAGGTTCAAGAAAAGCAGGTAGGCCAAGACTAGAAAATAGGGTAAAAAATCGTCTCTCAAAGTATTGCCCAAATAAAAGCACCGACTATGAAAAGGGAAAAAAGAGTGAAGGCTAGGAAGGTGAATGCGAATTCTGGATCATGTGTGAGAGCGTGTACAAGCTCTTTGAAGACTGTATTCATGAGACCTCGATGGAATTTTACTCAAGGATACAAGAACTCACATATTTTTTGAATTTAAATTTAAAAATGGTTTGCGAATATTTTTTGAAATTAGTATAAAGGATTCATTAAGGAAACTTAAAGATGCCGAGGGCTTGCAGGCCCCCGACGAGAGCCATAAACTTCTCTCAGCATACCACAGTTCCCTTTTTCCCGCTATATCATACCATACAATACAGGAGAGTCCGTGAACGACAATATTCAAATATTTGTTTTAAAAACAATTGCTAAGATGTGCCCCAAGGCATTGGAGACCTACATCACTCTATGGGAGAATAGAGACCATAATAGCAGGTATCGGTCAGATGTAAGGGACGTTGCAGAAAAGTTGCTCATATCTAAAGCCAAGTTCAACCACCACCTTAGGGAGCTCGCGTCTGCCGGTGTAATACAGTATGACAAAGACGAAAAGTCTATCTATGTTGCGCTCATATGAAATACATCGCCTACTGCCATGCCTGTATGGATCATATCAAATTGGCGTGGGGAAGTGCAGCGGTAGACGTTTACCGTATGGTTTGTAAGTCATTCGCAATGACAGACAACCCAATCGTAATCAGCCAAAGCATGGATAACGTCCCCCTGATAGACATGATCGGAACTCTAGAGCAACGTGGGTTCCTGGTGTCTCATGAAACAGATTCTGATGTTCTTGTGAAGCCTGTTTGCACAATAGAGACTTCAGACGAAGAGAGCAAGACAGTATATTACTTCTGCCCAACCTACGGGAAAGAGGAAGCTAGTGAGTGATATGTTTGGGAGTAAAAAAGAACAGCCCGAGTCAAGAACCCGGGCTGCACCTTGGAACTATAGCCATAGTTCACGAAGGACCATTACAAGATCACTATACACTATGACAAGTATTTACTCAAGCATCAGCTCACAAGGCATTCTAGCATGGACTTCAACGGGTGAAAGTGATAGGGTAGAAAACGAACAGCCCAAGCGACTAACTCGGGCTGAACAGATGTGTCTGGCGGGACACTTGAGATTCTTACATCCTCACTATATCATACCTAGGATATATTCTCAAGTCATTTCCTCCGGCACCTCTACAAAAAAAAGAGGTGACCAATGTCTAACCTAGATTTTCCGTTTATCGTTATCCCCAGATACTTTCTCGAGCATGAGTGGTTTAAGCCAAGAAAGGGAGGAGGGCATTTGAAATGCCTAATGTTTGTCTGGTGGTGTTTCGGAAGATGCAGCTGCAAAAAACGCACAGTTTTTCATGATCACAAAGAAATTGAGCTCGAACCTTTCGAATTTATCTTCGGAAGATCCATATGTTCTGAGCAAACTGGACTCACAGATAAAGAGATTAGGGGCCAGCAGTTTCAGCTCATTGAAGCAAAAAAGCTCGAAAAAGTGGCCAGCAAAACGACCAGCAAGTTTTCAGTCTACAGATGGTTGACAGAGTCATTTTGTGAAAATGAGGGCCAGCAAAAGGGCCAGCAAGGGGCCAGCAAAGGGCCAGCAAAGGGCCACAATCAAGAAGAGAAAAGAAAGAAAAAGAAAGAACAAGAAGAGAGCGCTTACGCTCCACACACTCCTAAGATTTTTTATCGTGAAAGGGTGGATCTCACTGAAGAGGAACATGGCAAGCTGCTCGATCTGTATGGTGCGGAGCAGCTCGAGTGGATGCTCGATAAGCTAAGTAACTACCTATGCAGGAAGAAAAAGACTCAGGACAGCTGCTATCTATGCCTATGCAAAGGTGGATGGGTATTAGAAGCCTACGAAAAGCACATGCAATCGTCAGCAGCCAAAAGCAAAGTACAACCCATTCAGGCAGATATAAGTGGCG